TAAAAAAGGAGACTATTAATATGGTTGAAGCATTAGAAACTCTAGATGAGTTTGATGATGATAGCTATGGTGCATTCTTAGACTATAGTGTACTAATGCAGGAGTGTGAGTTTGAACCTAGAAGATTATTAATTGACGCAGGTCATCCATACTATGAGGAAATGAAAACATTTGCTCAAGCAGATAAACTACAGGTTGTAGCAACAGAAGGGATAACTAAAATATGTTAGAAATTATAGATAATATACTACTAATTGCGTCTATAATAATAGTTTTATTTTGGGTAATTGATATTATATATCCACCTTATAAAAATAAAAAATAACCTATTGACAAGGAGTCAATTTTATGCTATACACAAATCAACAATTGACATTAAAGGAGGAAATTACTTATGTCAGAACTCATTAATTTAAAAAGTATGTCTAAAGAGGAGATTATGAAAGCTATCGGTCAGGACTCTGGTTCCGATAATGAAAACATAGTTCCTAGACTAACTATTAATCGTAACCCTGAAGATGATAATGGTAATCAATTACCTATTGGAAGTTTTACGGTATATGATAGTTCAACAAATAAAAACTATTATGGTAAAACAGTTACGTTAAGACCATTTATATCTGGTATGCAGTATATGCATTATGACCCAGAGAAATCTGAATATGTAAACAGATCAGTAATCTTTTCTTCTTGGAAAGAAGAAGCTATTGATATTCAGGGTGGCGTTAAATGTAATAAAGTACCATACAAAGAACGAGATAGTTTAGCAGCAGAAGAACTAGCTGTACAAAAACAAATCAGATGTTACAGATTAGTATATGGTCTAGTATCGTTTGATGGTGTTGATGCCGAAGGAAACAAAAGGAAAGTAGAAAACTTTCCTGCAGTTTGGAGAGTAACTGGTACTAGCTTTAAACCTGTATCAGACGCTATTGAGGCATTAAAGAAAAGAAAAAAACTAATGTTTACTTGTACATTTAAATTAGAAAGTAAGCGTCAGAAAAAAGGAAGTAATGTATTTTATGTTCCTGTAATTAGTCCTGATGCAGATGCTAATTTAGACATGTCAAAAGAAGACATTGAAACTTTACAGGTATTTAAAGATTCTATCGCTGCAGAAAATAATGAAGTTGCAAGACTCTTCAAGGCTGCAAAAGATAAGAAATATACTAGTGAGGATGCAAAGTCTGCTGAAATTGTAGATGAACTAGATGATAATCTACCAGACCCAGCAGAAATGTTATCAGCTTAATGAACGATATCCTACACAAAGTACAATTATATCTCGACAAGGTGTCACAGGCACCTGTCGAGATATCTGATGAACTCGTAGAGGAATTTGGAGAAGCTTGTAAGAATGCATTACGTAAACAATTTAGTGATGAAAGGAAAGCTAAGTTTCAAATACGAATGAGTAATATTGGTAGACCATTATGTCAGTTGCAAATGGAATCTAAAAATATTAAAGGTGAAGGGCAACCTTATAATGCTAAAATGAGAAACACATTTGGTGATTTGATTGAAGCATTAGCTATATTTGTAATGAAATCTGCAGGAGTAAATATAGAAGATAAGCATAAGAAAGTTACTTATAAATACGACAAAAATAAAATAGAAGGAGAGTATGATGTTAGGATAAATAAAAAGATTTGGGATATTAAGAGTGCATCACCATATTCGTTTGATAAAAAATTTGGAGAGAATGGTGGCTTTGAAGCTATAGCAGAAGATGATGCATTCGGATATATACCACAAGGATATTTGTATGCTGAAAGTGAAAAGCTTCCTTTTGGTGGTTGGATAGTTATTAATAAATCTACAGGAGAGTGGACAATATGTGAAACACCAGTAGAAGATTCTAAATATAGAAGTGAAGCTTTAACAAGAGCACAAACAAATGCTAAAGCTTTAACTAAAAAAGAAAAGTTTAAAAGATGTTATCCAGATATTGAAGAAACATTTAGAGGAAAGAAAACAGGTAACCGAGTATTAAGTAGTGTATGTTCTTTTTGCCCATATAAGATTCCATGTTGGGGAAAAGAATTAAAAATGTTACCACAGCAACAGTCACAAGGAAAGAATCCTAAATGGGTTTGGTATACTGAAGTTAATAATCCTAAGAAAGACGATGAGTACAGTACGCAGTCGTAAAGCTAAAGGTCGTAGACTTCAGGATTGGGTAAGAGATAGTTTAAGGGGTCTATCTCTTGCCCTTACCGAAGATGATGTAAGAGTTGCAATCATGGGAGAAACTGGTGCAGATATTAAGTTATCTAAAACAGGTAAGAAATATTTTCCATATGATATTGAGTGTAAGAATAATGAAACATGGAAAGGAATTTATAAAGCTTATGATCAGGCATCTGCTCATGGAGATTTAGAGCCACTTGTATTTATTAAGATGAACAAAAAAAGACCATTAGCTATTGTAGATGCAGAACATTTTTTAAAATTAAATGTAAACAGAGTGGCAGTATTACCACCAACAAGTAGGAGCAACCATGACCAAGATGAAAAAGAGTGATATAGATAGTGCTACAAAAATAATTATTATGCCATGGGAAAATGGTTTTACTTGTGGTATTGTATTTGGAGATAATGCTGAATACGGATATGAAGAAGATGATATGATTTCAATTATGGCTAGAGGTATGATTAAACATGCTGTGACAGACCCACATGCAACATACTTACTAGGATTGAAAGGATTTGCTGAAGATAAAAAAAAGATAGATAGTGGTGAGCAAGACATAGATGAACCTATATTATCTTCTGCAGATTTGACAGATGATGAAGATAATGTTATAGATTTCTTTGATCATTATAAACCCCGTAAACCAAAGGATATAAACTAATGGCTACACACTTAATAATTGGTGATCCTCATTGTACACCTAAAGCAAACAATGATAGATTTCTGTGGGCAGGTAAAGTTGCTGCAGATATTAATGCTACACACGTAATATGTATGGGAGATTTTTGTAGTGTTGATTCTCTATGTTCATATGATAAAGCTAAATTATCATTTGAAGGTAGAAGATTTAAAAAAGATGTAGAGCATACTGAAGATGCACTCCAACAATTTGATAAAGGTTTAGGCAAACATAAAGTTAAAAAGATTATGGTACTAGGTAATCATGAAGATAGAATTGATAGAGTAGTACAAGATAATCCTGAACTCGAAGGTACATTAAGTATATCTATGTTAAAGTATAAAAAGTATGGTTGGAAAGAGATACCATATAAAAAAGGTGTAACTATTAATGGTGTATATTATACCCATCACTTACCTTCTGGTATTACTGGTCGTGCTATATCAGGTGAAAATATTGCTAGAACTATTTTAAATAAACATAAAGTATCTGCAACTGTAGGTCATTGTCATTTATTTGATTATGCTATGTCCACATTACCTAGTGGTAAAAAGCTACAAGCTTTATCTGCAGGTTGTTATTTAAATCATAGTGAAGCTTATGCAAAAGAAACACAACATCTATGGTGGAGTGGACTTGTTGTAAAGTATAATGTATCTAATGGTGAATATGATTTAGAAACTATGAGTTATAATCAAGTAAGGAGGTTATATGGTTAATGCATCTTTCTTTAAAAATGACGAAGTAAATTCTCCTAAACATTATAAGCAAGGTAAAAGAGAAACTATTGAAGTTATACAAGATTATATGACTTCAGATGAATTTGTTGGATACTTAAAAGGAAATATTTTAAAATATGTAGGCAGATTTAAATTTAAAGGAAAGCCATTACAAGATTTAGAAAAAGCTGAATGGTATTTAAAAAAACTAATTAAGGAGATACAAACATGGGAGCAGTAAAAGCAGCAGTTATGGAAGTACAAGATGAAGTGGCTAATTGTATTGAATCAGGTATGACACTAGAAGAAACTATTACACATTGTAGTAATGTATTTCATAGAGAATCTAGTTCTAATACTTATTTAGCAGATAAAAATTATATAACACAAATATATGAAGATTGGAGGGGAGGAATATTATAAATGGATAGAACATTTTTGATTACAACAAATCAACTACAGGAAATAATGAGATACTTAATGAGCAGACCTTATGCAGAAGTTGTAAAGCTTATGAATATGTTAGCAGCATTAGAACCATTAGACCCAAGATTAAGTAAAGATTTTGTAAAACAATCTAAAGGAGAAAGTGAGAATGACAAAGGAAAAGAAACTACCAAAAGAAGTTAAGAAACATATTGGATTGTTATTTGAACTTAAGATTGGGTTAAGTGAAGATAATCAAATCATATTAGACTACGGTGGAAAACCTGTAGGTAAAATACGAGAAGCATTAAAAGGATATAATTATCATGCAAACTTATGTGCAGCAGTTATCAATCATTGTAACTCAACAGGTAAAAAACTTGAAGACGATATTAAAAAATTACTACAATCATTTTAGAGTTATGCTTTGGCATAATCCTGTGATTGATTTGCTAGAAAGAAAACTAGCAAGATTTAGTTCCTGGATTTGGAAAAAGAGGTGGTCAGGTAAAACTAGAGAACTTCGTTTCCAAATAAAAAAGGCTCCTAAATAGGAGCCTGTCATGTGTTGCCTTTGGGGGGAGTCTTCGGGCTCCCCTTTTTTATTTTAGTTGTGAGATAAGATATACCATACGAGTAAGAATACTATAAAGAACTCTATTGGTTTAACTCCTCTAAGATTTTTATTATGTCCAAAAGGGTCATCACCTAAAG